TTCAAAAGTATCAGTGGCAATCGTGTAAACATAACCAAATGCCCCATCAACAAATACAACGGTGAGGCCATCAGATGCAATTCCTACATATCCATTAAATGTCGTTAATGTTCCAATTTCAACTTTTGTCAAGGACGTATCGAATTTGTATATATTTTCTCCAACTACCTGGAACATTAGGTCGTCTTTATCAAATGATGCGCGCCCTACGCTGTCCGTTGTATTAAGAGAATCTATTGTTAACGTCCCACCAGTTCTTCGCATGAATGTTTGTTTTTTCACGGGGTCAAATATAGGCGACCAGTTAATGCTCTGCTCTGAGTCGAATTGCGGCGATGTTTCTTGGTTAGAGCCACCTATGACCTTAAGCTCTTCTTGCGGCATTAAAATAACCCCTGGTTTCCATTATTGTTGAACCACAGTCGATTGAATGGTTGAAGACCCGCGTCACGGTTTACTGCAAGCCCAATCGAGTTGGCCCCTAAGAAATCGTCAACAAATGATTGGCGATTCTCCTCCACTTGATTAGGTCTTGGGACTTGCCAATAATCTGCCAATAATGCTGCCAGCTCATAAATGTAAGCCGCTTGTGCACGCTCAGTAATTTCGAGAAGCTCTTCAAAGTCTTCAACACGATTTCGGCGTGACTTAACGAGCATGTTTACAACATAATTTGCGCTTGGCGTTGGATATAAAAATATGCTTGTTGCAAGTTCGGACTGCTGCAAATAAATGGTATAAGGCAGGCCTGATGTTTGCGTATAGTTCTGTATGTTTTGCTGCTTTTCAAACACTTGAATGAGCGGACTTTTAACGCCTGCGATGATTACATTTGCAGTGGATAGCATGCTAATTGGGGTCGTTGTAACGTCAGCATCAGGCTCTAAACTAGCTTTGTACTCAAATACAGATGAACGCGTTACAAACGACAATGGGTCTAAAAACATAATTGCGTTCGGATTTGAAGACCATTTTGCGATGAGAATATTAAGCCAAATAATCCCTTGCTCTGCATAAGCGGAGGGGATTTGTTCTTCAGGGTCAAGTATGCCTGCTAGGCTATACGACATCTGTATGAGTTGGCTCGCTTTCATCTTTTCTTACTCGTTTAACTTTTACTTCTTCAATGATTTCAATAGGAGCTGCAGTTGGAGGAAATTCAAACCATCCCTCAGCTAAAGCTTCTTTTGTAGAGTCAGAATCAATTAATTTTGACTCTTGAAATTTATGAACATATTTGGGATATCCCATGTTTACACTCCAAAAATGCCCCGGTCTTGCGACCGGAGCGGTTAAGGTTAAGATTGAGAAATAGCACGAACACCGTAATCACCGTACGCAAAGGCACCTGAATAGGTATCCCAACGCCACAAGTTAGTATTGGTGTTGATGTTATAAAACACGTTCATGCCAACAGTGATCCCTGTATCGGTCGAGGAATTTTTGCTGTAGGTTGCGCCTGGGTTAGCCACTTGAGGGGGAGCCGCCAAGGTTAAACCACATGATGTGAATGCATATCCTTCCCGATATGTCGCAGCCGTTCCATTCACAGAAACACCTAAACAAGTCACCGTAGCACCATCAGCAGGGCTATTGGTCACGTTTTGGTAGATTGCGTTTGCAGGCGTAATCAAATCGTTTGGCACGATTCCTGGGCTGATGGTAACTGCTGCTTTACCGCCAGCATCAGCATCAACGTCTGCTTGCACTACAAATCCTTCTTGATAGCCAAGATTCTCGTAGCTGGTAGGACCAACGAAGTTAACGCCTTGCAAGTAGATAATATCGCCTGCTTTTAGAACACCCGTCGCGCTGTTGGTGAAACCCTTAAGATTCACCGTTGTTCCAGTTTGGTTTGCGCCATCTACAACAGGAGTTCCTGCCATTGTTCCAGTCGTGAAATAGGTCAAGTTTTGGTCAGAAGATAATTGGAAATCATCGATCATACCAAAGCTACCACGCATCAAAATCTGTTCATTAGATGTTGGTGTGAAGTAGTTCCCAGAGCCCACGATACCTTGACGCAAAGAACCAGCGGTATGATTGTTTAAACACAAATACCAGCTTTCTGAGCGAGGGATCGCCATATCTTCCATACGAATGCGGATATTATCAACAGTCGCATAAGAGTTGATAGGCGCGGTTGCACTACCGATAGCTTGGTTAAAACCAAGACGCGCTTTAGTAATGACGCTTTGATCAATCAACTGAGCAATCTTATTCATGCGAGGCTGAATATAGTTTTGTCCAAAGTCAGTTACATCACGTGATAAGTTTTGCTGAGTAAATGTTGCGTCATCACCTGACACTGTATCAATCGTCAGAGGATAAGATTGTTCAACCGTCTCAGAGAACGTCACAATCGTATTTGTTGTACGACCGCGTGTACGCACAGGACGTCCAATACGTACAGTTTCGCCAGTACCCTGAACAAATCGCTTCTCATAATTGCGATTTGCACCACGGGACATCGACAAATCATTTTCAAGATACAATAAAGTTAACTTGAAAATCATGTCGTTCGTTAAAATTGTATTAGCCATTTAAAAGCTCCTTAACTAAGAGTTAAGGAAGCCTGCGACTATTTCCGAACTATTTGGTTTTGCGTTCGTCCACGTCGTCTATCAGGCAACCCTAACCCTGCGCGTAACGAAGTGTCTGTTGGCTCCGCACGCTGGGTGTTTGTTGCAGCAACTCGGCTATTCACGGATGAAGGCGCGGGTGCTGTGCTCTTTTTGGCTGATGTACTACGTGAAAGATTTTCAATCTTAGCGATTTCTCGAATCATTTTTTCGGGCCTCATGTTTGCAATTTCTTGTGCTAATTTAGGATGCTTGCCTAAGTAATAGGCAACTTTTGGGGCTGCGTCGCCACAGTAAATAAGCTGTTTCTTCAAATCCATGTTAATGGGTAAGTTTTCCAACATATCCTCATAATCAGGGAATTTTTCAGAGAACTTAGCTTCTGCTACTCCTGCAATCTTTGCGTACTCTTTCAACTCTTCAGCTTCTTTACGCTTCATCGTCTCTTCAGCAAATTTTGCAGCTTCCTGTTTTTTTGCTTCAAATGTTGCCTGAACTTTCCTTTCGGCTAATACATCAACAAATTTGGCAAGTGCCTGAGGATTTGTCATCAGTTCAACTGGGTCAAAATCTTCAGATATCTCAGGAACAGCAGGCGCAGACACAACAGGAGAAGAAACGACCGGAGCACTTTGTGCATTCAGTTTTTCCTCAAGCTGTCTAATACGTTCTTGCGCTTGCCTTTCAGCAGCGACTGCTCTGTCTACGCGCTTTTGCGCAGCAGCAGGCAGCCCACCTTCATCCTTAGCAGCAACAACTGGCGCTTTCTCAAGCGACTCAAAAAAGCTACTAGGCTCATCCGATTCAGCTTCAGAAGCTTCATCGTTAGATTCAATAATCGGTTGTTGATTGGTCTCAATATCAGCATCAACATTAAGATCGACATCATCAATACGAGATTCTGGAACATTAATCACCTGTGGTGATTCTGCAGCAGGCTCAGCATTGCGCTCGTTCTCAAGCTCAGCTAATTTGGACGACATTATTGCCTTGCGTTCCAAGGCCAACTCTTTTTCAACGTTCTCAGCCATTTTCATTTCTCCAATCGTGTTAGTGTCACGCTCACATGGTTATCGTACATTTTCCGGTGCACGCTTCCGGTCAGATTTTGGACGGAATAAATCCCGTGCAATTTCTTCGAACTCATCAACATCACTCTGTTGATTCTGTTGCATCATGCTATTTGTCATTTCCATGACTTTCGCCGTTGCTTGTATTTGTTGCGTATTATCAGCAGCGAGTGCTTTAATCGCTTCAGCATCTGCACTTGCAGCAGACGCCTGTGTTTTCTGTATCTGCTCAATCAAGCCAACCAATGAATTTAAAGCATCCAAATCGGTTTGCTTCATTTCAGACTTGGCTTTGTAAATATCTGCTTTTGCATTCGCCATATCAGATATCAAGCCAATTGCCATCTTCGCTTCAGCGAGTTTTTGTTCTGGACTCTTAGGTGGTGGTGGTGGCGGAGGCTTATGCTCTTCTTGCGCAATGATATTCGGCGGGACAACATTTTCACGAATGCGCTTGTACAATAGTGGGACATCTTTAATGTCCAGCAGCGACGTAAGAACATCAGCAACCAATGGGAATATCGGGCTTTCAGACATTTTCATGAGCTCGTTCACTTGCGCCATTTGCATTTCGCGATTCGCAGCAAAGCTTGAGCCCGTGGTCACGCCAACAGAGTAATGACCATTCACCACATCATTTTCAACACCGTAGCGATCATCTTCGTCTTGGTAATATTCATAAGGTTCGTAATCGGAATCTTCATCCGAATAACTTGGCATTTGCTTGTTAATCGTGATGGTTTTTGGCTGATTCATTCGACCCATAATCGTCACTTCACGCTCGGTGTCATAGGTTTTCGGTATCATGCCAACAACAATGCGGCCAAGTTCAGCGATAGATTTCTTTGCATTATCCGCATAAATTCCACGCGATAAATTCTCTTTCATTTGCGCTTTTTGAATGCCAATGCCAGAAATTGCCGCACGTTGTAATGTAGCCACATCTTGGCCACGACCCGATGTCTCATCCACCATATTTGCAAACATAGACATGATTTGGCCATACTCAGAGTTAACAGGCGTTGCTGTAATGGGAACCGGTTTATCCATTGGCTCAGATGGGCTACGGTCATACTGTAATGCGCCCTGGACATTCCCTGGGTTTTTCCACATTTCAATCACACCAGCAGTCTTAATCATGTCGGTTGCGACCATGTACTGCTCTTTTCGTGACATCAACATAGCATCAGCCATTGTACTAGCTGAAAAGTTGACCATCCTCTGCGCATCAGTTGTACAAACGTTAAATGGAACTGTAGTTTGATTACCGTTCACAATCGTGCTAAATCCATCCATATAGACAATGGGCAATAATTGTCCTGGGAAATCATTCTCTTCTAATACTTCTTGCGACGTGATAATGCAATGACGAATCTTAAATGTAGTCGTTTCTCGACTATCAATGACTTCGCCAATCTCAGAATCATCCATCATCTTTTGATACATGGCTTCAGGAATCATCCAGCGCTTTGACTGCGCATTTTTACGTCGACGCTTCTGATTTTTTGTGTATTTTTTATAATCAGACTTGGTAATTTCAATGATTTTTGTGCCTTGACGCAGCTTAAACAAAGTTTCTTTTTTGTACAATTTGTAGAAATAATGTGTAATATAGCAAGAATCAGTATCAGCAAAATATTGTCGTTGCGAATTTCCGGCTCCCATATAATTTAAAGGAGTTGCGGCTTTAACATTGGCTTCCGGCCAACGTCGAATAAATTCTTTTTTGCTGAACAAGCATTGAACAGAGCAGAAATCGCCATCTGTCTTGAATTGAGATTCGGCCCCGGGATCCCATGAGCAATTAAGCACATCGTTGATGGCCTTGATGCGTATCACAAGATTAAAGCTTGTTGGAGATTCATATTCTGTGACTGCCATCATTGCCCCAAATCCACAGTCAATCGCGTCTTTAAAGCCTGCTTGATAGACTTGCTGTGCATCTGATTCATAGCAAATTTGATTGATTAAACCCTGATAAATATCAACACGTTCTTGCTTGGCATACTTAGACCTAGGGAAAATCTCAAGCGCCGGAGCTGCTTCTTTGAACTCGGACAAAATCGTCCGAACCAATTCCTGAACCATGTTGATTTGCAGGGTGGGGCGATTATTAGCAACGCGCTGTTGGCGGGTATAAGACTCCCATTGATCAACATAAGTGAATGTGCGCATTGTTTGCGCTAATGAGATATTTGGAGTATACCAGGTCGACCAGTCCATGATTTTTTGTGAAGCATCAGCAACGAACTCTGCCGGATTTTTGCGCGGGTCGATTTGCTGACCATCGGTGTCAGGCATCGCATTATTTGAGTAGGTCTGTATGCTATAGGTTTGCTGCATTAAAATGGTGCCGGATTAGCGTTAAAAACTGTCTGTACCTGGAACTTCTTTGCGCTATCAAGTGTACTAGGGTTATCCAGCAAATGCAAACATATTGCCTGCAAAGCATCTTGGCTATGCGTATATTCGTTATTTTCAATCTGTTCTGACGTATATTTGATTCCAGATGCTATCTTTTCGGCGAATTTATACATGCCATCGAAGCCTTTTATTAGATATCTACACTGATGATTGATAATGAACGCAGGCTCGCCTTTTGCCATATTGCGTAAGAAATGATTGACTGATGAGTGACGGCGTTGAATGCCATATTGCTTGAACTTGACGCCCGTCGTGACAATTCCAGCCTCATTGATTTGCTTGATAGTTGTTTGTCCGTCAGTGTCTTGACGTTTCCCGCCACCAAAGGGGTCGCCTTTGCTAACATATTTTCCTGATGTTGCCCATGATGCATATTTGCTACGCCACACAGGCAAGAAGATGATGTTTAAAAAATCTTCAAGGTGCGTGTCAAAAGCCTGAAATTCTTCCAATACGCGAAGTTGCCCTGAAATATATTGGGCGATAACGACACAAGGTGTTAATCCAAAGTCCCAGCCTAGATAAACCGGGAACATTGGGTCGGCAAACATTTCATTTTGTGAACGATGTACTTGTAAATTGAAATCAGTATGGCATCTGACGCCAGAATGAATCGTGCCATATTTGTTCAATAAATAAACTTTTACTTCTTCTCGCGACATGATTTGGGTTTGTCGCTCATAATATCCTTTAACCAAATTCTGCGTATTTTCAGCTGCTGGATTAACGATGTATGTATCTTTTCCGACTTCAAGCATGGCAGATGGTTGCCAAAAAAATGACCATCCTTCTGGCTTTTCTTCTTCGATGAGGCGATATAGCCATGAATCTTCAGCAGGTGGGTTGGTGTCTCCAATGACGCCATACCAGTAATCAACGCCACGTGGAAGGTGCTTTTTAGGGTATCGCCCGACACGCTGAAATACGCCACGTACCAAATCGCCATCGATTTCACGAATTTCATTAAAGAAGACGCCGGTGATTTCCATCCCCAAGACTTTTCGAAACACGTTCATATCCGACAGGGCTACGAAATAGATTTCAAACTCGCATTCCACGTCTTTGTCATCGATAAAATTCATTCGATGTTGCAATGGATGGCTTGATATGAATCGTCCATAGGCATCATCAGGGAACCATTCACGCCATGTTTTTATAGTGGTTGTTTCAAGTTCTGGGTAGGTATTTCGGCAAATAATCCAACGAGCGCGTCGTTTTCCGTCGATACATATTGGCATTTCTAAGCAGCGAGTAAATACTTCCATGCATGAGCCAACGGTCTTCCCGCCGCCAACTGAGCCTATAACGATGCGATAATTGTTTGAATTGGAATGAAACTTAACGAAGGTGGGGGATGGCTTATATAGACTGATGTCTTTTTCATCAAGGATGTTATTCTCGAGGTTCACGTTTCACCTCGGAGAAGTCAATTTTTGTGAATGGTGAACGCTTCACTTCTTTTTCTTTTTCAACCAAAGAAGTGTACAACACAGTTGCTGCTTGAATGCGGTCTTTTTCGTATTTTGCGCCAATAGCGAGCTCAGCCAAAACAGTGGCTGGATCACATCCCATACGGATGATTCGTTCAATAATTGCGCTTTTTGTGAACTCCATAGCGCAAATGGTATATCACTAGCGCAAAAATTGCAACTATATGGCTGCCTCACGTGGGTTCGAACCACGGACCAATTGATTAACAGTCAACTGCTCTACCACTGAGCTATGAGGCAATGAATATTTCTGGCGTGATAAACTCTTTCTGTATCTTGGTTTTTACAAAGTTAAGATTATAACAATGTGATACCATGTCTTCATTTTCGTACTGCTTGACGTGCTCTATGTAAAACTCTAACACCTTATCGATATATCCGATGGCTTCTTTGGCTGATTCCTCAATATCGTCAATATCAGACAGGCGAATTTTCTTGATTTTATAAGATGCCGCTAAGCTTATGGCCCTAAATTTAGATATGGCCTCTAGTTCATTCATACACATTCCGTCCCTATCTATTAAAAACATACGTATGCTTTTTTGTAAAAATTTTGATGATGATTCCCCAGGCTGAGTCTCGATAAGATCAAACAAAATTTTGTTCAAAAAATTACCTAGAATCTCTTTTCTTTCTTTAATATCTTTAGAAACGAGGCCATAAAACCCAAGGTCTATATATCTTGGCCCTATCGTGTGATTTTCACCACCTTTTTCACCTTGATTTTTTTGGCATACGAGCCTAACTGAAAAATCAACAAGCAACTCATCGCCACATTTTTCGCATTTTGTATTAATTTCATTCATATTTATCTCCGATCAAGCTAAGCAGCTTTAAAGTTCCGTCACCCGCGAAAGCTAAAGCAACAATTACCATTAAGTTTTGAGCAAAAACAAAAAAGATTCCTTCGTGTGAATTATGCCATGCTGACGTCAGAGAAATAACTAATATCTGCGCCAATATCATCGACATAACCCAAATAATAATTGTCACTAGAGCATACATAGTAAATCCTATCCAATTAAATGCCCGACGATAACGGCGAGCAAGAATATTATGGCATATCCTTGGAATGATGTCATTTGAATTGCCTCCTTTCTACGGGAGGATACTGAGCATCACGAAGCATTTGCTTAGCCATCTCATTAGCCCCATCATTAACTTCATCCAAGAACTCATTGAGATAGTCTCGAAGTTCTTTGACTTTATCTTGGCTTAAAGAAACGCCCACACCAACATTTACTTGCGCAATCAATCCAAATTTTTCTGAAATCGACGGCACAAGATTAAATTTTTCGCCCGCGTCATCATTACATTGAAAACATCTCATCATATCTCCTTTAAGTTTATCTGTTTAATCTCACGCTGCTTACGGTTCCAATGTTCAATTAATAAATCTCTATCGATATTCTGAGTATCCTCATAATTTCGACAATTTTCACACATTACGCAACACGCTGGGTGCCATATCTCAAAAACTGTAGGCTTGTCGTCCCCACACTTAGCGCATGGCTCTATTTTTTCTGACATACTAATTACCTCTTAATTTCCACATAGCAACTTCACCAGAATTTATGCATGCATTGCAAAAATACGGCCAGTTAAGTTTTAACACAGCCCACTGTACAATATGACCACACGCATTACACACAACGTACTCTTGCTTCACAATTGACGTATTGGGCTGCGATGATGGAGTTTTTGATTCTGACATATTAACCTCAGCTATTTAGCTCTTTGAACCATCTTAAATCTTGATGATCAACGCTATACTCAAAAACTTTTACGTATGCCCTAAGCAATAAAATTTTATCATTTCGCGCAACGCACGTTATTTCCTTTATTTCATCACCATAAATGCTAAAAAACTTATCCCCTGCTCTCAGCTCATCGACTGAGTTAAACTTCTTTCTGCGTTTGAATATCATAAATTATACTCCAATTTATTTTTTCTCGAAGCCTTTCAATTTCATCTATCATGCTTGTTAGGATTTCTGGCGTTGTTTCATAAATCGACAAATGTCTTGTTAAATTAAAAATCATCTCAAGGTCTCTTTGATTGAATCTTCCAAATTTAAGATTCTCTGATAAAAAATTGTAACACTTATTACATACGGCATGCCTACAAATAACATCAGGATCATGAATCTTAATATCTTCAACCCAGCAATTGGTGCACTTATCTATTGGTGCATAAAATGATTTAATCGTCATGTTTACCCTAATATTATTCGCTATTTACACAGGAAAATCATTTCATGCAAACTCATCTATCGCTTTCTGAAGCCACTTAATCAGCCTCCTGGCGTCTGCACGCTTTAATACTACGCATGGATCAAATCGATCAAAGCATGAGCGACATGAGCAATCCTGAAAGACAGTAATTATACCACCCAAATCTTTAACACAATCTTTATCTAACAAATTCAAGGTTAACTTGTCGCCAAACGAATCTACAGCACTGAAACATTTCATCTCAACTCCTATTGCTTAGTCTTTTATAAACGCCAGAATCACTTTTAGTGACCATCTTTTTACGACTAAGATTGTATAAGCTGCTAGATACCCACACCCTAGTTTTTTTATGGCCAAACATCCTATAAAGACCAACCAATATTTCGTCTATTGTTAGCTCGCTCTTAATCTCAAAAAGCTTTAGGATGTTGCTTGTTTTTGGACATGTAGACTCCATGGTTTTTAGATTTGACTTTAAATCATCGGGAATGTCTGTAATATCACCAAGCTCAAACACATTCTTTGGGTTTCCAATTCTTGTCACTTTCATATTCATAACATACTCTCTCAGACTTAATCTTTAAATGGCGACTCTATAAAATACGCAAACTCTTCGAGAAGCGGTGTATTATATTGCTCAATAGCTAAATTTGACATTTTCTTGATTTCATGAATTGCAACAACTCGCCCATAAGGAATCGTATTTGCAAAATTATTAGCCTCTTCAAAGCTTTTTGATATAAATAAATGACTGTAGGTCATGGCCAAATCTGAAACAATTACTCCAAACATAACATCCCCTCGTAAACTTAATCTTTATTCCTACCTAAATAATTCTCCGAAATCTTGTCCATAATATCATCTGGGTCTATTTTCTTTAATGCTTTCCATGCCGCATAAGGTTTTCGCTCAAACTTTCTTTCCATCATAATGGCATCTAACTGTTCATGTTCTGTCTTTAGCTTATCGTAATCTCTCCAGTGTTCCGCGCTTAGAAACGCAGCCCATTTACCTTCAAGCTTGTTTTCTTTTAAAAACTTAACTAAGTCGCACATCACTCGGCCATAACGAGCCAAATCACGCACGGCTTCTTTACCTTCATTGTATGATAGGCATCCAATCACTTCAATGTCATCTTCTAACCCTGACCAGCATGGCATAATTTATCCCTCGGCTCTGAAACTTACCAGCTATTAAATATATCTATTCTTTCGTTGTAATGCCTAATCATTTCTTTTGCGCATTTTATTTCTTTCATGGCGTCATGTATTTTGCATTCCATTTGAGCCGGAACGTTACCGTTGCTATAGCTTAGTGCATGCATTAAATATTTATTTGCTTTTATTAATGATTGAATCTGGTGATACATATTTATATCTAATTTTTTATCCTCACTCATTTCGCCTCCTTTTCAGAACTGCATTTAATATTTATATCATTGCCGTCGTTTGTAATAGTTATTTTCATTTCTCCAAATCCATCAGTAAGAGCGGCCAGCCATGCGATATAAAAATGAATGTAAATGTCGTCAGCGATGTCTCGCATCATATTTTCCACGTGCTCTCGTATAAATCCACCACTCATATCATCTCCCTGCTTATGTTCACTCATTTCGCCTCCTTGCTATTCATTGCAGTGGTATTTATAAATGGGCCCTAAACATTGATGTGGGCCAATGGCACCGCATCCACGGCACGCAGGTTGCGAAAGCGGACGCCCCATACATACTTCCATCGAGGCATGACCACCAATCTTTCCACATTCAAAACATCTTCGCAAAGACTCACTCAACGATCCAATTGGAGCGCTACGCGGCAACTGACTCATTTCCTCGCGGATTATCTTGCGTATCTCAACCATGTCTTCAGGTGTTAGCATCTTTATCCTCATATATTTTCTTAGCTGCTTCTAATATTGCATTTTTATAACCATTTAAAATATCAATCTCAGGCTGGCTAAGCACAGAAAATACTTTATCTTGGTCATATCTAGCCAATAAATCGGCTGAATAGTACATACCATAACCTGACGCGCGCCATGTTGATACATCCTTAATAAAGCTTCTACTCATCTTCATCCTCCCAACAGTATTTGCAGATATTTCCGACGACACGACCATGCTTAATCTCGTAGCCTGCCAGATCTTGAGGAATCATGATAATATCTCCGCATTTACAACACGGTCGCTTGAGAGCGACTCTATTGGCCACAGAATTAGCATTTTCCAGCAAGATATCATCTCCTTTCGCCATTAAACCTAGATTAGCAGCTATATTACGCTCAGATTTATTTTCCTGTAGAGAGGCACATTTTGAGCAAGCTCTCCCACCACGCGATTCGATAAATCGATTTGACGTAGCCTTTCCGCAAAATATGCAATCGTCGTGAGATTTGATTAATTCTTGCGCATCGTCCATCAGCCCTGCTCCGTTTGATCAATAAGTTGACAATTAATGAATGTCGTTAGGGAATTTTGGAAGCTCGCCAAGGGTCAATCTTAAACCGCCAATGTTAAACCTGCCATCGCTCATATGGGGCATTAAAAATCTTCCAAGACCCAAAAGAATTACTCCCTTCGATTCATCATCAATCATCGTTAGTATATCCTTTGCTGATGCTTCAAACGAAAAAGACATCGCGCACCATTTTTTCTCGATCATATCTCATTCAACCTTTAATTTTATAATCGTAATATTGTCGATGTCCGGATAAATATCAGTAATGCTCGCATAAATCTCAGCAATAAAATTCATTGCCTTTTTTTCTATGCTAAACGCCCTTTGATTATACTGCATACACTCGCCATCAGGACGACTTAGATACGATACTACCCACACCCAACAATCAGAGTATTCAGTCATAACTTGCTCACCATGTCGTTGTATTTCAGCTTGCGCATAATGTTCTTGTTAAAATCTCTGACCTCATCCAATAATCTATCTAAGTCACATTGTGATGCAGCCTAAAACATAAATGACGTCGTGTACCATTGCTTGCTCATCACTACTAAACCTCATAAGACTTAATCTTCTTGCATTTTTTACATATAAACACATAAACCCTGCAATTATTAAAATTTACAACATCATGCAATATCCAATTATGCGCATGGAATAGCCATTTAAGCATTGATGGGATCATTATGATAATCGGCAATGAATTTATTAAGATAATCCATGAGCGATATTACGCCATCTTTTGTAAGCCTAAAATCTACATTGCCACAAAAATGAATATATAGCATCCCATCATACAATGATGAAGGCTGTATATTTATCTTATCTTGAACATCATCAACCAATGTAAAAACTTCTTTCGTGCTATTTTTCACTATATTTCCTTTAATAGAGCGGGTATTGGCAGATAAGCCAAAATGCACTGAACTGAATTACATTTTTCCCCGCATAATCTTTGTGCGTGTTAAGCAATAAATATTTTGAATGGTTAAAAATTTATTCACGCACCGAATAATTTTAATATATATGGTATATATTGTCAACAACTATTTTGTCATGATTAAATACTTACCGATTGTAAAGTAATGTAAATTTACTTCCAATGTTGATATACGAGATATATACTTATCTCATCAAGACGATAACTTGATTAACTAAGGAGATAAAAATGGAACTTGTAAAATTAATAGACAAAGCTTTATCCGCTATCAATTCAATAATTTGTCATCCAGATTGCACCTCTGCTCAATGTAGAGACTTGGAATTTGCAGAAAATGATTTGAATTTAATAAAAGAAGATGTTTTGGAAGAAGAGAGATCAAACATAATACAATTCCGAAGGAGAGCATAATGAAGAGAAACTACAGATTTAGTATAACGGATGGGAAAGGTTTCCACCTTGTTTTTGATAATGGGCTATGTTTATCAGTCCAATTTGGGAATGGTAATTACTGTGAAAATTACGGCAGAGAAGACATGTCTTTTGATAGGCTTCCTTTTGTATTGGTTCAATCTAGCACTTGCGAGATAGCCGTCATAGACAAAAATGGAAATTATATAACAGATAAATTTATTGACTGCAAAGGAGATGATGTATGTGGATATGTAAAATTCAGTCAATTTCTTGAGGTATTGGATAAAATAAGGAGCCATAATGCCAATTGTTAAAATAACTAAACGTAAGCTTAATGAGGCTATCGTAGACTTGATATCTTTACATGGATATGATGCTTGTAGTATGCAAATGAT